GAGCCTTCGTCAGCAATTGAATCTAAATCAGAATACCTATCAACTATTGTTGCACTACCACTAGCAGTTGCATTTACTGTTCTAGGATCTCCATTTTCATCATAAATATAAAGCTTCCTAGTATCTGAAGCAACGTATATTGTACCAGGGTTGGCTTTACGAGCTTTTTTTCTATCAAATCCAAAAAACTGGTTTTGTGTTTGCTTCATTTTTGATTATCCCTTTGCTTGCATTATAATCCAATTGGTTCCATCTGACCAAGCTTGAACTCCACCATAAGGTTTATTTAATATGTACCCAGGTTGTCCATCAATTGTTTCAGCACCAGGAGCAACTAAATTTACTTTGTCGTTAGCCCCTATAGTCCCATCGTTAATAAATCTTATTACTCTATAAGGTTCTATTGCTGCAGATGGAAGCGTAAGGTCGTATTGTCCTGAAGCTCCTACCCAATTAAGATATACTACACCATTAGAATCTGAGTAAGATGATGTTCCACTTGGAGTAGCCTCTAATAAAAATGGCGTGCCTGTAGTTCCTAATTTACTGTACTTAAGAATATTTTCTGAAAATTGAAATACTTTAAGAGTGTCATTCCATACTGGAATTTGACCTGTAGTTGTTGCAGGACCATTAACATCTTCTAAATCTATAAGTAGTCCTCTCCAAGATGGTCTCACAAACAAAGTTCCATTAGATGGACTAGCATTAACAACAACCCCAATAAATATTTGTGCGTTTGGTGCTTCTGGCTTTACGTTTGTTAAAAATCCTGCTGTTACTTCACTTACATAAATTAAATCTCCATTAATCCAAGTCTGTCCATAATTTGAACCATTAGTGGGTATTCCTCTAACTTTTCCAAACCAAGTTACGTGTCCATCTGCTCCGTTAAGTATCTCTTCCGTAGATACTCCTAAGATGTAAGAGGAAGGGATTGTTCCATCTGCTATTGCAGGTGCAACTAATATTCTTCCTGAATTACCATTTGTTCCTGCAAACCTAACAGGCGTTCCATTTGCTATTGTATTACCTGTAGTGTTTCTTACCAATGGTGCAATTTCTTGTCCTAACTGATAAGTAACTCCACCACTCTGTAGATCCATTGTAGCTTCTGTTGCATTCCAAGTTAGTGAGCCTTCTCCTCCTGCACCACCAGATACTTGAAGACTTTGAGCTATAACTCCATTAACTCCCATGTCTAGATCTTGTACAGCTCCAGTATAAGGAACTCCAAAATCTCCTTGAGAAGTAACCAACACAGGAACTCCTAGATCATTGTAAAGAAACATTTTATTAGTGTCTGTTGCAATAAATAAAGTACCCGGAATTGATGAAATTGGTTTCTCAAGTTCATCTCCATAGAATTGGTTTTGTGTTAACTTTATTGCCATCTTGTTTTACTTTTTAGTTTGTGATGCTTTTGCTGCTTGACTTCTTTTAATATCTAATTCTTTAGCTTTCATTGACATATTATCATCATGCTTTAACATGTCGTTAGATAGTGCCTGTCTTTTTATCCCAAGCTCTTCTTCAAACTTTTCAAAATCATCATCATTTTCAAGCCCTGTATCACCTTGCTCTTTTTGTATTCTAGCTGTTTCAGCATTAAGCTCGGCAATATATCTTTTAGTTTCGTCTGTTCTATTAAACTTCTCTAACTCTATTCTTTTGTTCTCTTCGTCAAGTCTCTTAGTCTCTTCTATTTGCTGTTGGAATCTTTTGTTCTCTTCTTCCCCTTGTTTAGACTGAGCTTCCTTCATGTCATTCTCGCCTCTTTCAATGAGTCTCTGAATTTCTCTTACTGATGGAGAGTTGTAGATTTTAATAGCAGTAGAGAAAGAAAGCATCTGGTTTTGTAATCCCATCTGTACCATTCCATCTAACTTTTGCTCTAATCTATTTATCTCATCATCATTAGATACCATTAATCCGTATTCTTCTTCAGCAAACTGATCTCCATCAATTTCTGCTAGTTGACGAGTCATGTCGTCTCCAATGTAAGAAAACTTTATGTCTTTACCTTTGAGTGCTATTTTAGCTGTCTCAATAAGTATTTGAAAACATCTTTTCTTACAATAGTCATGCAGTGTAAAGATTTCTTCTGTAATGTGATTGGACTGGCTAACAGCTCTTTCTATTCCGCCGACAGTCTCCCTGTTCTCGACTTGTCCTAGACGTTGTCTAGAAACACCTGTTATTTCGTCCATTTGTGATTTAGCAAACTCCATCATATCGATGTGAGTTTGTATGAAGTCTCCAACTCTTTGCTCAAGAACTCTACCAGTTGTATTACCTACTGATCCTGCTAGTCTTCCTTTTGCCATTCCTTTTTGTCCTTCCTTGAAACTATCTACTACAGATATTCCAGACTTACGTGCAAAGTACAACCATTTAGTCACTGACCATCCAGTTGGAACTTTTGCTAAATCTAATTCAACGATAGAACCTAAGTATTTACTTAAAGCTTCATTTACTCTGTACCAAGAAATGTCATAAAGGTATTGGAAAGGTTTTGCTCTATCCACCATTGTAACTGCTTCTTCGTCACCTGTATTATATACTTGACCAACAATACCACATGAATTGTAGCTTGGCTGATCTAATTTATTGTATTGTATTTCTCTTGGCTTAATCTGTAAGTAAGTATCTTCACCTATCTTAACACCTTTCCACCACTGAGGAACCCACAAGGTCTTTGCAGTTTCTCCCATCTCTTTATCGATGATATAATCTTCAGACCTAAATTTTGTTTGTTCTTTTCCTAGCTCATCAAAGTAAGTTACCTTTATAACCTTCTTCATAGATCTCCAAAACATTCTAAGTACACGAATGTTTCCATTCCCATCTTTATATGTGTTTCTTCCTGCTTGATCTGCCTTGTCGTATATTCCAGTTGAGTCTATGTAAGAATCCATTCCTTCTCTATCAAGAAGTTTTAATCCGGCCACATCATCAACAGCTTCTGTAACACCATCTAAGTTGACGTTGTCTCCAGCCCATTCTCCTTCATCTAATTTTTTTACATCAAGGTCACTTAGGTCATTATAGAAATGATCTTGTATTTTACCAGGTGACCAGAAGTCATCAAGAACAATTACGTCTGAGTCTTCAATCTTGTTAGAGAATCCTCCACGTAGCGTATGTACTTTTAATGGATTAAGCTTTTCAAATGTTACTTCTCCATTAACTATGTCAAACATGTAAACTTCTTCTCCCATTATTAAGGCATCCTTGAAACCTTGTTGGAATTGAATTTTCATGTCAAGTTTACCAATGTAATGCTTCATTAAAAGATTAGCTCTTTTTTCACGCATATCTTGGTAATCAAAATTAATGTAATCACCATATTTTATTAACTCTTGCTCAAGCTCCTCATCAGACACTTCCGATTGTAGCATCTCCATAAGTCTAGCATCAACTAGCTTTTTCTTGTCTTCTTTAATTTTAGATAAAGTATCAGGATTAACTATCTGTACAGACCAGTCAAACTTTCTTCTCTTTTCTTCTCCAACTAATACATTAACTCTAGGAGTTATAATTGGATAATGTTGTATAGCATCAGGCACAAAAAATTGTTCCATACCTCCTGGGTTTAGAATCAATTTCATATCATTAACATCTACCTTACCGTTGTATAGGTTGAGGTTAATTCTTTTTTGCTTTAATTTTCTACGAACCTTTGAGTTGCTTAAGTAACTGTTATGGTCTGCCCAGTCCATGTGGTCTTTACGCCACTGCTTACCCTTTCTACTAAAAGGTATTTTTTGACTAGGAAAGTTTTTTGTATCTGACATATCTAAATATATTCTGTAAATTTAATCAATATTCTTCCTTTATTTGTTTTAATATTATAGCTAAAACCCATTAATGAAGCTCTTGTTGGGGCCTGAGCCTGTGGACATTTTGGTAACTGCATTTTTCCAGTTTTCATCAAGAAAAGGATCGTCATGAAAATAAGTATTTGAGTCTACTTCAGTTTGATCTTCAAAAGCATCTGTCATCTTTGCCCTATCTTCTCTTAATATCATAACCATGTCCATTGCAGATACCCTATCCGTGTTTATATCTGGATTCCATGCAATGCACTCTTTTATATATCCAATGCTTCTAATCCTTCTTAGATTAGGAATTGTAAAGTTACTAGACTCTCCAGTTTCTTCATCATATCTTTCTTCTTCATACGGAGCAAGTTGCCATTGTCTCTGAAGCGTTTTACCGAGCTTAATTACTTCTTTGGTTGTTCTAGTACCTTTTGCCCTATTGCCAAAGAGAGCACTCTTTACAATGTCCATGTCACGCAAAATCTCTGGACTATCTGCAAGCAGATACAAAGCATTACGATTGGAGAAGTAAGAAAACAATCCTTTCAGGTTATTCTCGTAATTTGATTGTGCGTTATAAAATGAAGTTAGTCTTAAGCATGTTTCATAAAACTCATCTGCCAATCTTGGACGACCAGTATATTCCGCAACAATCTTGTCTGTCCATAAATCAAATATAAGTATAGACGCTAATGACCCACCAATTGTGTAATCATTATCAATTGGATCTATTCCGCCAATGTATCTATTTTGAAACACATTACCGTCTCTATCTTTGTTAGGCATTTCAAATATCTCAATAGCTCCATCAGCACTAGTGTTTCCTTTTACTTTAAATGGAAACTCTCTAATAGGATTCTGATCAGTGCTGTTTACCCACTTAGTAAACCCTTCTTCATCATAAGACAAGCTTCCTATCCAGTGAGAATCACAGAATCTTTCCATGTTTGGCATTATGTCTTCTAAGTAATCTCTTAGATCTGCTACAGGAAAAGCCGAACCTTGAGTACGCATGATTGCTTCTTGTGGAGTAATAGGCTCCTCTGCTTTAGTCTGTACAATTGTGTTTAAGTCAGATGACCCATACTTTACCTTAGATCTATTCTTATTGATTTCAATCATGGCACCAATAACATCACTGTTACCATTCTTGTCCATTTTTCCACGAAAGTTAAGATACGTACCAAAGAAAAATGCACACTTACCTTTACCATTTGTATTCTTGTCAAACACATTAGGCATTGACATAATGTTATAACCATCTGAGTTATAAAATATTTCTTCTAATCCTTCAAATGCTCCACCTTCAACACCACCTGTACCACCGGCCATCATAAATCCAAATGCATATCCAGATTCTTCAACAGATGGTTGTGCATT